CGCCTGGGGGGAGCGGCATGCCGAAAAGCCTTCTCGCGCATTTGGGAAGCGCTCTATTTTGACGCGCCCTTCCCTGTTACCGCCGCCGGATGCGGCCCTGTCAGCGCGCGCAGGGAAACCGGCTCGCTGGAGCTCGACGCCTGGGTGGAATACAGCGTTATTCTTGCCCGTTTTGAACAGGAGGATGGAGCATGAGCACACTTCAGCAAGTTCCACGTATCACAGGAGGAGAAATATATCTGGCAGCGGCTGGGAGACGAATTGCAGCAGTAGGAAGCTGCGAAATACAAGCCCGGCGGGAGGGAGTTCCGCTCATTCCATTCGGTGCATTGGAAGGCGCAGCCGCAGAGCTTGGCCCAATGCAACATACAATTGCGCTCACCAGACTCTCGCCGGAGGATGGGGAAATTGATCTGTTCTCATTGAACAGCTTTTCCTTGGTGGTAAAAAAAACAAGCCAAACAGTCACCTACGAAGGCTGCGAGTGGCTCTCTATTATCGAGACGCTCTCTCCCCGCGACTATGCGGTGGAAAGAGCGACCTTGCTCGCGCTGTCACGGCACACAAGCTGAAAGGATGTATCAAATCATGGAAGAATCTTTTTCCCCGGAGCTGCAAACGGAGCTGCCGTCAGGCGGTGAAGCGCTGCTCGGGCTCATATCCAGCGCCTTAGAGCGCGACGCACGCCTCTACCCTGCGCCGATGCAGGGGTAGCGGAAAGGAGGAAAACGATGACAACGATGCGCTTCGGCCCCTTTGTATGGCCGGTGAACCCAACAGAAATCCGGGTGGAGGGTGGCAGGAGCACCCGGGAGGCACTGTTCCCCTCCCCTTCTCTTCAAGAAGAAGGGGAAAAGCTTCGCCGCGTGACCGGCCGCGGTGTTTTTACCGGCCCGGATGCC